TGGGCATCTTGTGTATAAAAGAAAGACTGATTGTAATTACTAACCTGAGGTGTAGTAATCATTTTATTGTAAGAATTTAGAACGTGTTGCCCATTCAAGAATGTTTCATATGCAAAAAATGGCGCACCATTTGGGCCAATAGTTTTTGATAACATTTGCTGTAAAGCATCAGAATATGTTGGCTTTGTTGGAACATATGACATTACACCAACAGATTGTGTATCTGCAACTAATAATTTTTTTACATCACCTGAGTTCATATAATCATTATAATCTTCAAGCTGAGTATCAGTTGTTGCAATACCGACTTCTTCATACAACCTTTTGATAATATCAGTAGACGAACCTTTTAAGACATGCTCAACACGTCTCATTTTTGAAACTAAACCAAATGGAGATACACAGCGGAAAGTATAAACTTGTGTATCAGGTTTAGGTCGTGCAAATAATGGAATATCAATAATATACCAATCAGATTGCAAAACACTATATTGTGCATCTGGGTCTAATTGTTTACGAAGTGCAACTTGAATCTTTTCATTACCTGTAATATTCAAATCTTCAAATAAGTTAATACCATCAACAACAGATAATTCTGCAATCATTGCTTGTTGAAAAATTGATTCGGTAACAGTAAAAGAATCAACCATTTGAGTAATATCCATTGTCTTTCCATTTGACGAATGGATAATAATCGTCATTTGAAATGCGCCGGGTTCTCCAGGATTACTTTTATCTGTAGGATGTATATTAGACTGCTTCATGTATTAATTAACTTTTTATAAGCCTCAGCAAAATCAGCTATTAACTCTCTACGTATGACTCGAATAAACATACGCTCATCATTTTTCTTTTCTTCACGTTCTCGATTTGTTACTTCAAAAATTCCACTTTCATCTGCAGAAAAAATAACACGAGGAATTTCTAAATCATCGGCATCTTCATAATGGTGTGGAGCATTTACTTCATCTTCTAACGTAAATGAATATTGGTCATTATTATATAATATATCACCAGATGTTCCACCTGTTATTTGAGTATCAGTCGCAAAGGTACCATCAACATCTTCAAGGATAAGAAGATTTCTTGTACTATCTATTTGTTTAATAACCGCGGTGTCACCTGTTACGTTACCTGTAATTGTTTCACCTACTGTAAAGTTACCAGCAATAATGTGATTTTCTCCAGACCCATACCCAGAATTGCGTAATGATGTTAGAACTTTATGTGGATATTTTTCGTTTGTGTATTCAACTAACTGATTGTATTCTTTAGGCCAATAATTGTGTCCTTCAGCAAGATGCGCATTTAAGATAAAGAATGTCCAAAAATATTGTGTGGTATCATATAGTTTATAAGATACCTGGTCAGGACGTTCACCTTCGAGAATTGTATAATACTGATATGCATTTGCATCGTCAATCGTATTATATGCATTTACGTGCTTGAAAATAACAACAATAAGAGTTGTTGTATTTGAACCCTTCTTAAATTGATAACCGGTTAATGGAAAGTTTTTGAAAAAGTGCGGCATTATAATAGCCCTACCATATCATTTTGAGTAAGTACTCGTGTTTCTTGGAATGTAATAGATACATCAACTTCTGTTGGCGCCCCATCAACAAATGTCAAATGGCTTGATGAATTAAAGGTTGTTTGAAAGTTTGTTAGATAACATTCATAAATTCTTGGCAAATATGGATTCTCTTTTGAAGATCCACCTAACATAAATTTAATATCCCACTTAGCAGGATAGGATAACAGATAACCTCCACCGCCGGCCGCGGCATACATATGTGTACGAATAAAGTTTTGAATCTGTTTGAGTGTTGCTGACTCTTCTTGTGACTCTGCAACCATTTTGAAATTGAAAACAAATGTTCGTATATTCATATTTTGAAATGAAGTAACGGTATTAGGATTCATCGCAATTGATTTTGATTTTTGATAAATGTCTGCTGCTCTATCTAAGCCAGGAACAGCTGCAGCATTTTGTATCATCTTACCTGCCATAATAGTTCTTAGGTCTTGATTTTCAGAAACGCGTTTTCCCATTTCTTCTCCTAACGCAAGAGCAGATTTTGTATTAAGACCACCTGACATTCCTGCCGCAATTGCACTTCCTAAAGGGCCCATATCAAATGTAGAAAATCCTGCGCCATCTGCCCATGACAAATTTGGCGGAGCATATAAAGAAACTGTTCCATACGGATCGCCTTCTTTATCCATTGCTGTCAATTGAATGTAATTAGATCCTGACTCCGCTAGGTTTCTAGGATAGGTATAATTATCCGGAAAGCTCATTAAATGTGTCCTAATAAATAATGCTGAATATAGTTATGATTATTTATAAGGTAAAATGGCTAAAACATACAAAGGCAGATATAGAATTAAGAAGCCTGAAAAATATATGGGTGATCCACAAAAGGTTGTTTATAGATCATTGTGGGAAAGGCAAGCATTCCGTTGGTGCGAGGATAGGGACGATGTTGTGTCATGGTCATCTGAAGAAACAGTAGTACCTTATGTTTGTCCAACAGATAAAAGAGCACATCGTTATTTTATAGATCTAAAAATAAAATTTACAAATGGTCGTATTGTGTTGGTTGAAATAAAACCTAAGTCACAAACTCAACCTCCAAAGAAGCCTTCACGCCAAACAAAAAAATATATCACTGAAGTTATGACTTATGTGAAGAATGAAGCAAAATGGAAAGCAGCACAAAAATATGCAGCTGATCGTGGTTACCATTTTGAAATATGGACTGAAGACACTTTGAAACAACTTGGTATGAAATTGCTAACTTAGTATATACCCCTACCCCTAATAGATTCTCTATTAATTATATCACTATTTTCAAAAATGTCAATAGGTATTCTGAATAAATAGTAATATAATTTTAAAGAATAGAGAAATATGGCAGAATCATTTTTTACCGATCTAGCAGCAAAAGCATTTCGTGCAGGTGTTACACCACGCACCGATGCTTCACGCGATTGGTTTCGTAATAATGTAAAGAACGTATCAGTTAATAGACGTAAACTTCTAAGAGATCCTGCACTTGAGCCTAGAAATAGAACTCGTATTGGATCAATGTATATGTACTTTTATAATCCTAAACATGAAGCTACGTTACCATATTATGATTTGTTTCCTCTTACAATTATGGTTCAGCCAGTTCCTGGTGGATTTCACGGATTGAATTTACATTATCTTCCACCTGCATTAAGAGCAAGATTATTTGATTCTTTGGTAGATTTGACAAATAATAAAAAGTATGATGAGTCAACAAGATTTAGATTAACATACGACTTATTAAAATCCGCAAGCAAGTTAAGACACTTTAAGCCGTGCTATAAACATTATCTTTATAGTCAAATTGAAGGTAGAGTTGCAATGGTTGATGCACCTGAGTGGGAAATGGCTTTATTTTTACCAACTGAACAATTTAGAAAATCTACAAAGAGTGCGGTTTGGAAAGATTCACGCGCAAGCATAAGAGGTTAAGATGGCATTAGCAAATCCAGTTGACGGTGTAGCAGCACAAATAGGAGCAAGGAAAGGTCTTGCCCGTACAAATTATTTTGCTATTACATTTAATGGCCCGGCTTCATTAAGCGGATCCAATGCGCCTGATCCGGTTACAATCAACGCATTATGTGAATCTGTCTCATTGCCAGGACGCTCAATTTCAACATTTGAACACGGCACAACTCGTCAGGCAACAAAGAGACCTTATTCATTTATTAATGATGATGTTGAGTTGACCTTTTATGTCACCAATGATTTTTATATTAAGAATGTTTGGGATCAGTGGTTACGCTCAGTTGTTGATGATACCACAGGTAAGGTTCAATATAAAAAGGATTATGCACACGATGTTGTGATTTCTGTTTTGGATCTAAACGCAAATACTGTTTATCAAACAACATTACAAAACGCATTCCCAATTACAATTGGTGCAATTCCTTTAAGTAATTCATCTGAAAATGAATTGATGAAATTGACTGTTACATTAACATACGATAACTTTACAACAAAAGCAAATAACTTTGAGTTTGTAACATCAATTGCAGACTTTAATAATACTCTACAAATTCCAGGATTAGGATTTACAACAATTCCTCTAAATCCATTTGGAGATATTCCATTACAATTGCAGGTTACTACCTTGAATGATCTTAAGGCTGCAATGAAAGGTACTTTAGATGCTCAACTTGATTCTATCGTAAATAACATCAAAGGTGGAATCAGAGAAACAATTACATCAGTAACAAGACCGATTACAAATGCAACCAACTCTGTTATGAATACAATCTATGGCGGATTCAATCAGGTTGTTGGAACAATTGCTGGTGGTATTAACGGTGTAATAAATAACATCACAGGAAGCGTGACTGGTGCTATTTCTGGTGCAATTAATCAACCTATTGCTCAAATTACAGGTTCAATTAATTCAGGAATAAGCAGTGTGGCTAATAGAATTTCGTCCGGAATACGCGGACTATTTGGATAATATCATAGGAGTATATAATGGCGTTACCAAGAATTGACTCACCGAAGTATGAACTCAAGGTACCGAGTACAGGTGAAGTAATTGAATATAGACCATACCTGGTTAAGGAAGAAAAGATCCTTATGATGGCAATGGAAACAAAAGATCAGCAACAGATGATCCGAGCATTAAGAGATGTTATTGCAGGATGTACTGATGGAAAAATTCAAGCTGACAATCTTGCAATGTTTGATTTAGAATATGTCTTTCTAAGAATTCGTGGCAAGTCAGTTGGTGAAACAACAAAGGTTGGAATGAAATGTTCTCATTGTGACCACAAAAATGAAGTTACCATTAACCTTGATGATGTTGAAGTTCAAGGTGAAGTAAAGAAAAATGAAAAGGTTGCTTTAACAGATAACGTTGGCGTTGTATTGAAATATCCAACAGTCAAAGGTATTCAAAAGCAATTAGGAAAACAACAGGGTGACCGTGAAGTAACAATGGCAGCAATTGCAAGTGCGATTGAATCCATTTACGATGCAGATAATGTTTATAATACAGAAGATGAAAAGGCTGAGGATGTTATTAACTTTTTGGATTCATTAACATCTTCACAGTTCAAAAAGATATCCGAATACTTTGAGGATATGCCAAGATTACGTCATGAAGTTAAGTATACTTGTTCAGGTTGTAAAAAAGAAAATGTGGCGACATTGGAGGGTCTAACCAATTTTTTCTAGTGGCTCTTTCTCATGACTCATTAGAGAATTATTATAAGACCAACTTTGCATTAATGCAACACCACAAATATTCTCTAACCGAGCTCGACTCTATGATGCCGTGGGAAAGAGAGATATATGTAATGTTGCTGAGCCAGTATATAGAAGAAGAAAACGAACGGATTAAAAACCAGAAACGTGGATAACAAACTATGGCAGAAGACAAATTAGGTCAATCATTAACAGAATTGACGGCTGCAATTAGCGAGCAGAATAAAGAGTTGAAACAAAAAGATACTCTTAAGTCGCTAGATAAAACTATCACCGACTTGAAAAAAGACGGGTCGGAAAATTCTGCCAAGTTAAGAGAAAGCTTTAATGCCGTAAAGCAAATCTTAGAAAATTCAAATGATGCAAAACAAATTGAATTGGCTGAACAACAACTTGAAGAGATAAAAGATTTAGCAGGTTCTGAAGAAGAGAATCGAGAAAATGCAAAACGTCAAGAAGAAGCAAATGAATTCTTATCAAGAGTTGCTGCAGGTATTGATAACTTAGGTGATAAGTATGATAAATTCTTTGACCAACTAAAACCTTCAGGAGGTTTGTTAGCAGGCCTTGGCGCAATTGCATTATTGTTTATGGATCCTGAAACATTATTTGAAGGTATTGCCGCAGCTTTTGATGGCGTTAGGGCAATTATTGAAGGTGTTGAGCATTTTCTTAACCTAGATTTTCAAGAAGGTTGGAATGCTATTAAAGATCACCTTGTTGCAATTGGTGCTATTGTTGGAACAATAGGTTTGTTCTTTGGCGGAACTCTTATTCGTACAATTGGATTAATGGTAAAAGCTTTTAGTAATCTAACAAAAGTATTTGGAAAACTCTTTTTACCGTTTACTATTATTACAGGATTGATTTCATTTGTAACCGGATTTATGAAAGGTTATGAAGACGGTGGCATACTTGGCGGAATAGAAGCTGGCTTAAAATCCGCATTTGATACATTGGTTGCTTGGCCATTAGATTTTGTAAAAAATATTGCGGCATGGGTGTTAGGCAAACTAGGATTTGAGGATGCCAAAGCAACATTAGAAGCATTCTCATTCTCAGCTGAAATTGATAAAATACTTACAGCAATTTTTGATGTTGTCGAAAAAGCTGTTGCTTGGGTAAAAGGTTTATTTACTGATCCTGTTGCAACATTAACAAATCTTTGGAATGGCATTGCTGCAGGATTTACATCAATAGCAAATTGGATATATGATACTGCACTTAAGCCTGCCTTTGAATGGATTAATGGTTTGTTTACTTGGGCATCCGAAGGATTAGCTGCAGGTTGGACAAATCTTACAGATTATATTTCAGGAAAATGGGCTGCAGTAAAAAAATGGTTTACTGATTTATTAGCATGGGCATCAGATGGATTGGCTGCAGGATGGACTAATATCACCGATTTTGTTTCCGGTTTATGGACATCTGTAAAAACTTGGTTTACTGAAAAATTAACTTGGGCATCTGATTTAGTAACAGAAGGTTGGACAAACCTTAAAGATTTTGTTTCCAGTTTGTGGACATCTGTAAAAACTTGGATTACAGATAAGCTCACATTTGCATCAGATCTTGCCACTGAAGGTTGGACAAACTTAACTAACTTTATATCAACTAAATGGCAATCAGTAAAAAAATGGTTTACAGGATTATTCGACTGGGCGAGTGATGGTCTATCGGGAACATGGACTAACCTTACTGATTTTATTTCAGGTAAATGGACCGCAACCAAAAAGTGGTTTACTGGATTATTTGATTGGAGTACACCTGAAGGCGAAGAAAACCAACTTAGCACATTGATGAATGATGCAATTGAAAAGGTAA